TTCGCAGAGTTCAACATCGACGGCCTGCTCCGAGGTGACTTCAAGACCCGCATGGACGGTTACGCGATCGCTATTCAGAATGCCATCAACACGCCGGACGAAGTCCGCGCGATGGAGAACTGGCCGAAGAAGGGCGCTGACGCTGACAAGCTGCACATTCAGGGTGCGACGGTCCCACTTGGCTCGCAGAACATGGCTGGTGCAGTTGCGCCAGTAAGTTCGCCGGCCAGCGACAAAACAAACGACGAGGCTGACGCCGCATGACAAACAACATTGAAAAGCGCGGCGGCCTGTTTGGTGTCGAAAAGCGCGCGGAAGACGAGAAGCGCACGCTTGTCGGCTATGCCGCAGTGTTCAATCAGGACGCTGATATCGGCGGCTGGTGGATTGAGCGCATCGACCCAGGCGCCTTCGCCAATACGATTGGTGGAGACATCCGCGCGCTTGTCGACCACGACATGGGTCGCGTTATCGGCCGCACCAAGAGCGGCACGCTTCGGCTGTCCACCGATGACCGTGGCCTTAAGGTTGAGATTGATGTGCCGAACACCACTGATGGTAACGATCTGTGGGAGCTCGTAGAGCGCGGCGACGTCAGCGGGATGTCCTTCGGCTTCCGCGTGTTGCGGCAGGAATGGGACGAGCGCGGCGAAACCGACATCCGTATCATCAAGGAGGTTGAGCTTCTTGAAGTCAGCGCCGTGGCCTTCCCGGCCTATGACGGCACGGAAATCGGCAAGCGCTCGCACGCCGAATGGCGGTCTGCCCTTGAGGCTTCCCGTGAACAAGAATCGGCCCACGCGGCTGAACAGGAACCGGCGGCAGCGCCGGCCACGCGCTCCGCGGCGACCAAACTGCGGATGAAAATGGACCTAGATCAGCGGTCCCGACACATTCGTTGATCAGGCGCTGTCCACCAAAAACACCACATGGAGACATCATGACCACTGTTACTGAGCTTCGCGAGAAGCAGCAGAAGCTCGTTGCCGAAGCGCGCGCACTTCTGACCGAAATCAAGGCCGATACCGCCGAAGCCCGCGTTGCCGAACTGGAAGCCCAGCACGACGCCGCCATGGCCGAGTTCGACCGCATCGAAGCGCGCATCAAGCGCATCGAAGACGCCGAATCGCGTGAGCGCGCGCTGAATGAGGCCGACGTCCGTCGCCCCGGCTCCGACACTCGCTCTGACGCGTCGGCAGAGACCCCGGAAGAAGCCCGCCAGGCCGCATTCCAGGCTTATCTGCGTCGCGGCCTTGAGGACATGCCGGCCGAGCAGCGCAAGATCATCCGCGAACTGCGTGCGCAGTCCATCGGCACCAACACCGAGGGCGGCTACCTCGTTCCGGAAGGCTTCATGGCCGAGCTCGTCAAGAGCCTGAAGGCATGGGGTCCGATGATGGATCCGGGCATCACCCGACGCATGGACACAGCAACCGGCGCGTCTATCCCGTGGCCGACCATGAACGACACCTCCAACAAGGGTGCGCTCATTGCCGAAAACACGCAGGTCTCGCTGGCTGAAGTCGCATTCGGCACCAAGACCATCGGCGCCTACAAGTACACCTCCGGTGTTGTGCTCGTCTCGTCCGAGCTTCTGCAGGACTCGGCCCTCAACGTCGAGGCTATCGTCCGCGACGCGATGGCGGAGCGCATCGGCCGCATCGCCAACGAGCACCTGACGACCGGCACGGGTTCCGACCAGCCGAACGGCATTGTCACCGCCGCAACCGCCGTCACTGGCGTCGCTGCTGCGGCCGCAATTACCTTCGACAACCTGATGGACCTGCAGCACTCGGTCGACCCGGCCTACCGCGCCGACCCGTCCGTCCGCTGGATGTTCAACGACAGCACGCTGAAGGCTCTGCGCAAGCTCAAGGACCTGGAAGGCAACTACATCTGGCAGCCTGCCAACGTCCAGACCGGCGCTCCGGCGACCCTGCTTGGTTATGGCTACGCCATCAACCAGGACGTTGCATCTATCGGCGCCTCGGCCAAGTCCGTCGTGTTCGGCGCGATGAACCGCTACGTGGTACGTATGGTCCGCGAGTTCGCGATCCGTCGCCTCGTCGAGCGTTATGCCGACTACGACCAGACCGGCTTCATCGGCTTTACCCGCCTTGACGGCGAACTGCTCGACACCGCCGCAGTCAAGACCCTGCAGCACGCTGCGTCCTAATGAATAAGGAGCGGGAGGCTTAGGCCTCCCGACCACCACATGAAAATCAAAACCACCACTAGCCTTGCCGGTGACGGCTTCTCCTACCGCTTCGGCGAGGTAGTCGAGAAAGAGGAATTCGTCGCCAAAGTTGGCGGCGGTTGGGAAATGCTCTGCGAGATTTTGCAGGAAGAAAAGAAGGCCGCTGTCGAAAAGGCAGTAGAGCCTGCGGTCGACGAGACGGCAGACGCGCCTGTTGCGCGCCAGAAGGCCGTCAAGGCTTCGAAAGAGACGCGATGAGAAGCGAATGGACCAGGCTAGTCAGAACTGTCGCGCCTGATCCAGTCGTGACGTTGGTCGAGGCCAAAAAGCATTTGCGCGTTCTGCACAGCGATGACGATGAGGAGATCCTTGGAATCATCGCTGCTGCAGAGGCGTTTGTTGACGGGCCGAACGGCATCGGGGTTGCGATCGCGCCACAGACTTGGCGCATGTCGCTGGACTACTTCCCGTGCGAAATCGTCGTGCCATTCGGGCCGGTCACTGCAATCAACAGCATCACCTACACGGCAGAAGACGGCACGTCCGGCAGCACGGATCGCTGGCGCGTCGACTTCGACTCGCAGCCTTGCCGCATCTGGCCACCTTACGACGAGTCGTGGCCGGTGTCGCGTTGCGAGCCTGGCGCCGTAAAAGTCACCTTCACGGCTGGCTACACGACAATCCCCGCTGATCTCAAGGCGGCCATCAAGCTCTTGATCGGCCACCTTTACGAGAACCGGGAGGCATCGACCGAAACGGCGATGGCCGAACTGCCGATGGCAGTAGACTCAATTTTGAACCGCTATCGCGTCGGCCGGATGGCCTGACAGGAGAACGCAATGCCAAGCCTTGACCTACACAATGACATTCATCCGATCCCGCTGTTCGCGCCAAAGGCCGCGGTCACGGACAACACGGCGCAGGTTTCTGCAATCATCGACACGCTCGGCTATCGAGCATGCGAGCTCGTTCTTGTGACCGGCACGCTGTCGGACACCGATGCAACGTTTACCGTTCTCGTCGAGGACGGCAATGCTGCCAACCTTTCCGACAACGCTGCAGTCGCTGACCAGTATCTCATCGGCACTGAAGCCGGCGCGTCGTTCACGTTCGCAGACGACGTAGAATGCCGCAAGATTGGCTATAAAGGTCCGAAGCGCTATGTCCGCGTCACCGTGACGCCGGCCAACAACACGGGCAACCTTTTCCTCGCCGGTGTCGCCGTTCTCGGCCATGCCCGCACGTCTCCCGCTCCGGCACTGTGAGGTGAACCATGGCTGATGTTTCTATCACGGCAAGCGCCGTACTCGCAGCCGCTGGCGCGACAACCAAGCAGGGCACGGCTGGCGCAACTGTTACGGCAGGCCAAGTTGTCTATCAGTCGCCGACCACGAAGAAGTATCTTCTGGCCGACGCTGACAGCGCAACGGCTAGCGCGAAGGTTCCCGCTGGTATCGCGCTCAATGGCGCCTCCGATGGGCAGCCGCTCATGATTTTGACCTCCGGCGACTTGACCGTCAACGCTGTCCTGACTGCTGGCACGGCGTACTACCTGTCGCCAAATCCTGGCGGCGTCGCTCCTCTTGCGGACATCGCAAGCGGCGACAATGTCGTATTGCTGGGTCTTGCGAAGTCCACGACTGTGCTCGGCGTAGATATTCAGATTCCTGGCGTGACGCTCTAATGTGGATCCGCGTGCTTTCGGACTTTGACTGGAAGCCGCGCCCCGCAGTTACGCTGGCCTTCCTGGCTGGACAAGAAAAGAACGTGCCGCGCGCATGTGCCGAGATGGCCGTAGCGCGCGGACTTGCTGTCAAGATGAAGGCGCCGACGCGCCAAGGAGCGCGCAATGGCACGACCACGGATGGCGCGAGCGACAAAGCTTGATTTCCAGAAGCGCACGACGGGCGACGACGGGTTCGGCGGCACTGTTGTGGGTGACTACGCCACCGTATTCTCCGAGTACGGAGAACTCATCATGCGCATGGGTTCGGAGCCCGTGCTTTCAAGCCGCCTGCAGGGCGTACAGCCACTGACGATACGCGTGCGGTCCAACGCCAACACGCGCACGCTGGACGCCACGTGGCGGGCTGTGGCGGGCGATGTGGTGTATGCAATTGTGTCGCCGCCTGTGAATGTGTCGCAGAAAAACGATTTCATCGACATGATGGCGACGATTGGCGGGCAGACTGCCGATGGCTAGGGTCGAGGGTATCGATAGGCTGAATCGGAAGCTGGCGCGGTTGCCTGCTGCCGTGCAGCGACGAATACGCCAGGCGATGGAGCAGGGCGCCGACGAGATTGTGGCCATGATGAAGTCGCTAGTCGCCAAAGACAGCGGCGACTTGGCCCGATCGATCGGCTGGACGTGGGGCAAGGCGCCGAAGGGCGCGCTAACCGTCGCTCGGGTGACGCAGACCGGCACAGAGAATACACTGACCATCTACGCTGGCAACGCTGAAGCGTTTTACGCTCGTTTCGTCGAGTTTGGTACTGCGGCCCACACGGCTGGCGGCTTGTATGCCGGCGCCACCATTCCGGCGATCCCGGCAAGCCCGTTCTTCTACGTCAGCTTCCGCGCCAATCGCCGCCGCGTCAAAGGCCGCATCACACGCGCCATCAACAAGGCAGCCAAAGAAGTTGCGGCGGGAGGCGGCTAAATGGATCCGGTTTTCGAGCTCAAAAAGGCTATTATCGATCGCCTGAAGGCCGACGTCGGCGTTACCGCCACGATAGCGGCCAGCCGCATCTACGATCGCCATCCTGACGTCAAGACGGCGACCAGCCCCTACATCAGCTTCGGCCCCGCCGACGCAGTCACCGACGACGCAGAGTGCATTGAGGGCCAGGAGATCACGTTCCAGATTGACGTCTGGTCGTGGGGCGCAAACGAGGCATTCGGCACGGCCGAGGCAATGAAGATTGCGGGCGCCGTCAAGAAGGCACTGCACGAGGCTGAGATCGTCTTGGCTGTAAATGC